GTCAGCCGCATGAAGAATGTTCTCAACGATTACTCCGATAATGTCTCGGATATTCTGCAAAATATGAAGTCCGGTGTCGTTTTCTTCCCACGCTTCACGAAATCCTTGTGCAAGATATCCGATTGTTAAACCAATATCTCCAATAATCAGAAGTATATTTTCAAGAACCTGTATGGTCTCTTCTTCATTCCATACCTCAAGAAAATCTTTTGCAATGCTTTTAACCAGTTTCCATACTTCTTGAAGCGCAAACTTCCAAGACTTCATTACAAAATCTCCGGCACGTTTCCACGCTTCTTTTAACGGATCGAAAATTTTGCTTAAGATATTCTTGATTTTATCTGCCAAATCTTTCCACTTATCTTCAATGTTGACAGTTTCAAACATATCTTCCGGATTCGTTGTTGTAGAACCGGCTCCACCGCCGCTTTTTGAAGTGGTAAGATTATTTAATTTATCAAATCCCTGTAACTGCTTATTAAGTTCTTCTGCCGCGCTTGATGCGCCACTGATAGAATCCCTATAACTGTCTGTCAGTTTTTTAGCACGAATAAAAGTACCATTTCCAAGTAATGCGGAAATCACTTGATTAATGGCATTTACGGCTTTAATGCATAACTGAATAATCTTATCTAATGCCGGTGCAAAGGCATTCAAAATAGGTGCTACTGCCGCCGCAAAGGAATTTTTAAGCTGATTAAGGCTGTTCATTAGCAGAGAAAGGCTTGCATTCGTTTCGTCCGAATACATTGCCAGGTTCTGCATTCCGGTTTTTACTCCGTCAATCACACCACGCAAAGCCATTCTTACAATCATCAGCTTTAACATTTTGGTTGTGCGGAGTAGACTGTTTGCAAGTCCGATATTGGTAACATCTAATCCCTTAAGTGCCGCTCTAGCTTTCTGTGTTGGTGCTACAAGGGATAATAGCTTTCTTCCAAACTCATTAATTCTCTTGTTAATTCTTCCAAGTGTGTTTGAGGTCTTAGAAACAAATCCTTGCAGTTTTGTAAGACCGTCAGTAAATCCTTTAGAATCAAATCGCAGAATAGCCATTTCTTTCTGCTTATTGATTAATCTCTGATAATCTTCACGCAAAGCGGCCAACTCTGTCTGTTTCTTTTTGAAATCACTACTTGCACCATAAAAACTTATGGTTTGAGACTTTAACTGAATGGTTTTTACAAGTTCTTCGTACTGCTTCTTTACTTTCTGTATCTCACTCTGAACCTTTTTAAATCCGTCAGTTTGAACAATGATTTTATTATTTTTAAAGATTTCCGCTACTTTAGATGCAGATTTCTGTGCAGAAAGTCCAGTTTTAGACAGCGATTCATCAATACTCGGAATCTTAATGTCGAGTTGTCCGGCTTTCCGTGCTTCTTCAACCTTGACTTCGTATTTCTCAATGGTCTTTGAAAGCTGTTCAATGTCGTACGTCATGGACTGGATTCTTTGAGTGTCCATATTTGCACCTAAATCCGTCAACTTTTCTCTTTTATCAAGTAAAGATATAAGTTTGGTGTTTAGATCGTCTACCCACTTTTCCATTTCATAGAAGTTTCCAGTAAATTCAAGTGGCTTAATGGAATCAATGGTTTTTTTAAAATTATCAACTTCATTTTCTATATTCTTTAACGGACTTTCAATTTCCACATTGCTTGTTTCTACTTTAGGAACTGCAACGGCAGAAAGATCCTCGAATAATTTTTCATATTCGGCAATAAGCGATTTTGCATCTGGAAATTTTGCTTTTAATTCTTCTATGCTTCTTTCTACGGATTCCACAAATCCGGTTGTCGGAGCATTGTAGCTTCCTTGATTAAAGTTTTCAAGATAGCTTTTCCAACTTTCAAGGCTGTTTTTATAATCCTCTATAACATCTTTAGGATCTCTTGTATCTTCCCAGTAAAAATGTGGTTCCGGAATTTCCGATGTAGAAGTCGATACAGAACCTTGAAGACTCTCAATTTCTT